GTTCCCATTCACCCCACGTGTTGGCGGTTTATACCAGCAATCAGAACTGGGTTCGTCCTGAAGGTAATGTACCGATCCGAGACTTGGTTGAAGAGTGGGGTATGAATTATTTCAATCACTCCAATCACTGGATTCGCAATGTAAAAACGTTTGAGTCAATGCCAAAGGCAGACATGCTTGCAGGTAAGTGGCAATTTGTAGGCGCTTATTATGGGAACGACCCCGCGATCATTACTAACCCCGGCCCCTCCTATGCTATCGACATTGTAGGCATCAAAGCCACCCAAAGCCGCAGAACTACCAGCAATGATCCTGAAGGCTATATGTACTACTCTGGCTGGCAGCGCGACTCTTTGCACAGTTATACGAACGCAGCCTGGTGGGCTGTGATGTTGAATAGCCCAATGCATGCGCTAGTTGCGAAGCACGACTTCGATACACAGTGGATGTGCGCTTTGGGTAATGCAAAGCCGCTGATCAACTTCTTGACTGTGTATAGCATACGTGAGCACGCATGGCGTATGAATGCTTATGTTATGCAATGGAAGGTGGCTAGTGAGAACCCTAACAGTTATACGAAAGAGGAAGTTGAAGCACGTCTTCAAATCGAATTGGAAGCTTTGTATGACCAAGTGCTTAAGCCAGCATTGATCGACAATGCACAAACCATCTATTCGGCCTGCATTCGTAACTTTGGTTGTGGGGCACTTACTTCTGGCAACAACTACCAGTCCGCAGGAGGCTCACTTAATCTGTATATGGCACATGTTCTGGCAACAATGCGTCAATTCGGTATGTTTGCTGCAATGCGCGCGCGCAGTTTCAAGTGTCGTGATGCTCTGGACATGATGATTCGTAATCTTGATAAGTTTGTTATCGACTATGTGCTTGACACTAAAATGAGGGACTGTTACTACCCGATTTTGTTAACAGGAAAGAGCGACGCCAGCCAATACACAGTGGCAGATGTACCCGCAGATTGGGCAGCGCAAAGCCAAATGGTTGACACTTATGTTCCGCCATTCGCGCCAACATATGTAGTCAGTTCCACCGATCCACAAACTCCGCAGTTCAAAGATTTTACCACAACCTATAACGACCGCGCATCGGAGCACTTTGGTTGCCCCCACATGTACATGCAGTACTTGAAGATTCGTCGCGACTACTTCCCCGACTATCCAAATGTACGTCTAGCAGCTGCTATTACGAAGATGCAAGGTTACTACGATCTGTACATGAGCAAACGTGCAGCGGGACAGGCTTACAAGATGTCTTTCTTGTACGCTTCTCATGGGCCTTTGTTGCCTCCTAGTGAAGTTGGACCCAAATAAAGGAATAAACATGGAATACCAATCCGGAAACATCTTTCTGCGCCCGAATCCACTGGATAAAGGTGATGTGTGTGCGGGCCACAAGCACAACTTCGACCATACAACGTTCGTGACTCGTGGCTCGGTACACATCGTTACAAGTGATGAAGCCGGTAAAGTTCTGTGGGAAAAGACTTTCAAGGCGGGCCAATGGGTTCTTGTAAAAGCTGAGCTTCTTCACGAAATTACCGGCCTTGAAGACAACTCCGAATTCGTCTGCATTTACTCTCATCGAACGCCGCAAGGTGATGTGGTTCTAGAGTACAACGGTTTTGACGACGCATACATGTAAAGGGAAGTAATGCAAACTATTACACTAAAGATCGGCTCAGCAGCGTCTGGACGAGATTTCTCCACAGTTGCAGCGGCTTGGGCTTCGACACCCAATGATTGGGTAGCGGCAGATGTGTCGTACATCTTTGAGCTATACAATGACTCGGAGTTTGTCCCTACAGCCACGTGGACTTTTTCTGGAAAGATTCTGGATGCAGGGCACACGCTGATTATTCGACCTGCTGCTGGGCAGGGTTATAAGGATAACGTCAACCTTCTGAACAATGCGCTGCGGTATAATCCAGCTAACGGCGTAGCTGTAAAGTTTTCTATCAACTATGCACAACATATTGGCGCTGGTGACTGGATTACGATTGAGGGTTTGCAAATCAAGTCTTCTGGTAATGGGGGCATTTCCGCTATTGCAGCCAGTGGCACTATCGGATCAGCGAAAGTTAATAACTGCCTTATCGAATTTACAGGCAGCAGCGCAACTGCGCGGGCTGTCGTACTTAAGGCAGGCACTCTACAAAACACTTATATCATCCTGACAGGGTTGACATCCACTGCGGTTTACTATCTTTCTGGCGGTGCTGCACCTTGGGTGGAAAACGTTACAGTTGTTCGTCTGTCCTCGTTGGCAGCAGCAACCAAACCTGCGTTCGACAGTGATGTTGCAGGTTTTAAGATTAAGAATAGTGCTGCGTTTGGATGCAGCGCATTTTCCACTCGCTCTGATTACATCGGCTCTAACAACGCCAGCGATGGCAATATTCTGTTCGGCACGAACAATAAAACAAACCTGGTCTATGCTAATCAGTTTGTTGATACGGTAAACGACTTCAGAGTGAAGGCCGGGGCTGACTTGATTGATGCGGGCACGGCCCCTAGCGCAAGTAACACCTCCACAATCACAGGTGTGCGGCAACAAGGTACTGCTGCCGACATCGGCGCTTGGGAATACCCTTCCGCAGTCCAAGCACCTACTGCAACTGTCACTGGAGTTACAACAACTAATCAGGTTGTGGTTGTTACTGGCACTACAACCGGCAATCCTACATCTGGCACGGCCTCCTTGGCTGTAAGTTCAGTTGCATACAACTCTGCTGTTGCACAAGGTCCAGTGACGCTCTCGCTATCGTCCGGTACGTTTACAGCGACTTTTAATGCAGTTCCTGCGGGCAGATACGTCTTCAGTTTTTCTGTCGCAAATTCGTCTTACACTGTTTCAGGAGCAAACCCGCTTGGGGAAATCGATGTCGTAGGTCCGCGTGCATTAAGTTTGATTCAAGACGCGCTCACAGATGCGCAAGTATTGACAATTCACGGCACGGTTGAGAAGTCAACATCGGGTACGGCCATCTTTTCCCCGTCTGCTGGCAGTGTAGGAATTTTAACACAGAATTTGCCAATAACAATCAACACGTCGGTTACACCTAACACTTTCACAGTCTCGGCAACATTGCCTCCGGGAAGCTACGACGCACCAATTATTACATTCACGGGAACAGGTGGAACAAGTTTGCCGCAAGCCGGGACATCTCCTGTGTTGGTGGTAGGCCCGCGTGCACTGACGGTTGTTCAAGACCCTGTAGATGGGCAGCTGTTGACAATTCACGGGACAGTTGAAAAAGCTACGTCTGGTAAAGTTGTTGTTCCTATTGATGCTACAACCCCTAACGGTGCTATCGAACAAACTGCTGACGTTACGGTCAACACAACGGTCACGCCCAACACTTATACTGTAGGTGTGTATCTTCCTCCGGGGAATTACGCTGCTCCGATCTTGACGTTTTCAAATGCAGTAGGCGCAAGCCTGCCTCAACCTGGGACATCAGCAGTTTCAATTGTGGCTATCAGTGGAAGCCCTCAAGCCCCTATGCCTGATGTAGTCCCTCCTGCGGACACAACGATCCCTACGATGGTGGGGGTGCTGACTGTTTCAAATAAAACAGCAACGGGATTCACTATCACTTGGCAAGCCGCCACTGATGATGTTGGTGTGGCCTACTATGAAGTGGCTACAGACGGGACAACTTTTGCATCTGTGGGTAATGTTCTTACATACAGCACTTTTGCAGCTACACCTTCCACTACCTACAACGTCAAGGTGCGTGCTGTAGACGCAGCAGGTAACAAAGCATTACCACTCAGCACTACAGTAGTTACTCCTGCTGCACCTGATTTGATTGCCCCCGCTATGACAGGGACGATAGCTGTCAGCAGTATTACGTCTACAGGGTTTGTCCTTTCGTGGTCGGCTGCAACAGATAATGTCGGTGTTGTTGGTTACGAGTACAGTGTAAATAACGCCCCTTATGTAGTGTTGGGAAGCGTGCTCACCGTTCCGCTTACTGGCCTTACTGCGGATACTTCTTACAGTGTTTCTGTGCGGGCTTATGATGTGGCTGGAAACAAGGCAACGCCTCTTACATCCACTGTCAAAACTGCCGCCACTACGGTGTTTACACCTAGCGCAGCGCGGACCATTCAGGTTCAACCCACTGCACCGAAATATGTTGCAGGTAAGTTTTGGGACATGACTAATCCGCTTAAACCTCTAGGCACTAAAGACCCGACATCTACAATTGATATTACTTTTGACTGGAGTGTGTGGCTGGCTGATATTGGTAATCCATCTATTGCTAGTGTTGTGTTTACACTAAGTGGATTAGACAATGCCGGAAGTTATGCATCGGGCAGTAAGGCAACCGTTTTCGTATCTGGCGGCGCTGGAAACACTGCTTCAGTGGCTTGCAAAATCACAACTGATTCTACACCCCCAAGGGTGGACGAAAGGACAGTGTATCTGACAATAGGTGATCTATGAGCATTCCTTGTGAAGTTATTGTGAAGCAGCCTGGGGACGTGACCGCCAAGAGCTATCGTCCCAGCTTCCCGGTAGTCGGAATTAAGGCTACACCAATCAAGTACGGTATTCGGCAATTGGTAAGGATTCAAGGCGATGTCGCCCCCGATGCTTTTAAAATCTCTTACAAGGAATCGGGTGAGGTTGTTGAGGATGGGAGGTATGATTTTTATCTTACCATCCTCTCCTACGAGTCTGAAATGCTGTCGAAAATTGTTGGGGCTTACAGAGAAGGTGTAGTCAAGTTTGATTATGCGGGCGAAGGTGTTGTAAACCGTGTTGGGACATTCAAGTACGTTCTGAGTATTAGCAACCCTAACGGTGACGAAGAATTTCTTCTAACAGACACATTCACCGTTCGTAAGCGGACATAAATTGACAAGATTGTTGCTCAGTGCTATAATTCTGATCTATAGGGAGATGTATGGGAAGTTTCACGGATTCTCTCAAATCAAACATTCAACGTGTACAACAAGAAGTTAACACCAAGATTAACTTTGTTGCTTACACTCTGTTTTACAAGATCGTAAACAATTCACCACACGTAGGCGATGGCCCTTATGTAGCGGGTCATTTTGTCGCTAACTGGTGGCCCGCCGTGAATAGCTACGACACCACTATTACCGGCGCTGTCAGCAACGGCAGCGATAGCTTGGCCAGGATTGATAGCATAATTAAAGAGTCTAATGCATTCTTCCAAAAGGATGGATTCGTTACGCTATCTAACAACCTTAACTACGCTTTCCGTGTCGAGTATGCGGGTTGGCCCGCTGGTAAAGACCCTGTGAGTGGTTGGACTTGGACTGGTATGCGTAGGTACTATGCACCTGTGGCATCCAGCTTTGTTGCGATGAAAGGACAATTATAACATGAACATTCGCCAAGAAGTGGAGAGCGCCGTCACACTCTTTGCAAAAGCTCAACCAACGGAAGTTCGTGTAGCTTACGAGGGAGTGGCTTTCAACAAGCCAACCGACACACCCTGGATTGAAATAGTATTTCTGGCGTCATCTACAATGAATCCTACAATAGATGGTTCAAGAATTCGTAAGACTGGCGCGTTTCAAATAAATTGTTATGTCCCGAATGGGCGAGGTGTAAAGGCACTGGAAGAATTATCTGATGCTGTCGTATCTCTGTTCCCTTTCGATCAAAAAGAGTTGTACCAAACTTTCTCTGTAGAACAAACACCTAATAGCAGCGCTATCATGATTGATGCAGCATTCTTATGGTGTGCAGTGAGGGTAAAATATAGGCAGGAGATGTGAGAATCTTGAAGCCTGAAATTTTTAATTAAATTTATCACTAAAAGGAAATACAAATGGCTCAATCTTCGGCTATTACTTCGGCCACCACAAAGCTGTACTTTTCGCCAACGCTGCCTGCTACGTTTGACTCCTCGGGCTATACCGCAGTTACAGGTTGGCTTCTGATCGGCGAAATCTCGTCGCTTGGCACCTACGGCGGCAAAGTTTCGGTTCAAAAGCATATCCCCATTGACACTGCTACCGTTGTTAAGCGTTCGGGTTCGGTGGACTATGGCACGATGTCGATTACGGCTGCACGCCACAAGGGTACGGATGTTACGGCCCTAACCACTGCGTTCAATGCTCGCGCATCGGGTTCGTTCAAAGTTGTGCTCCCTACCGCGCTGGGCGATACGGACTACTTCACGGGCATTATCACGAGTATTCAGACTAACGCCGGTAACGCAGACCAAATTCTGCAAAGCAACATCGAAGTGGAACTGGATAGCCCGGTTATCACTGTTACCTCGCCGTAATACAAGAGGGCTTCGGCCCTCTCTATTACGGCTGCACGCCACAAGGGTACGGATGTTACGGCCCTAACCACTGCGTTCAATGCTCGCGCATCGGGTTCGTTCAAAGTTGTGCTCCCTACCGCGCTGGGCGATACGGACTACTTCAC